TTTACCTGCCTGAAGAGCTTCAAAGGGCAATCCAAGTAAGTAATTGCTATTCTTGCCTCTCTCCTTTTTTTATACTAAGGCGGAGGCATGAGGCCTCTAGCCCCCTCCAGATTTAAAAAAAGATTTGCACACTTAAACATTAACATGTTTGGTGAACTTGGCAGACACAGGTTCCTTTGGATGCTAGCCATGTGCTGAGGCTATAGAATTCAGTATCACAAGCTACCTGGGAGTATTGCCAAACACCCTGAGTAGCCTGCCAAGTCCCCTGAGTGGCCTGCCAAGTCAGCTAGGCAGGCAGCCAATTGCAGTGCGGCAGGCTGCCAATGGGAAGAAGGCAGGAAGCCAAAACAATTAAAAGTAAACATCAGCAAACTAAGGAAGGAAGGGACTGTCCCTGCAATCATCAGGGGGAAAATGTGACTTGCCAGGCAGAAGTTAAAAGGAGAAGTGCCTGGACAAGCAAAAACAAGAGTGTAATCATGTAAGTAAAAATTTTTATTTTTATTATTTTAGACATGGGAGGCGTCCTGTCAACAATTGTGGATTTGGTGGTCATTGCTTTGGACCTTAGCTATGCTACTGGACTATCCATGGAAGCTATTCTCACAGGAGAAGCTCTAGCTGCTATTGAAGCTGAAGTTTCTACCCTCATGGCAATGGAGGGCCTCTCAGGCCTAGAGGCCTTAACTGCCATGGGCTGGAGTGCTGAACAATTTTCTAATCTTAGTTTACTAGCTACCACCTACTCACAGGCCATAGGCTATGGGGTGTTATTTCAAACTGTCACAGGGCTAAGTACCATGATTCAGGTAGCTGTTAGACTAGGCATGGAGATAGCAGATACTAACAGAAATGTAACAGAAGAAAGGCTAAAGCAAGTGTTTGGAGAAATGGTAAAAACTTTGCATGTGAACCTGTCTCATCAATTTAATCCTTTAGATTGGTGTGGCTCATTGCATGACAACTGGCCAAAGGCTTTAGAGAATGTGGACACCTCAATGCTTAGCAAATTTGGAGATTATTTAGAATTAAGCAGGTGGGTCAGACAGGCTAACTTTACAACTGATCCCTTTCAGGAAAGTGGAGATATTATTGCTATTTCTTATCCCCCAGGTGGTGCTAACCAAAGGGTAACTCCTGATTGGCTGCTACACCTTATATTAAGGCTCTATGGCTCCAAGGAAAAGGCCCCGCTGTGCACCTCAACCAACATGCACTCCAGTTAAGAAGTGTGCACCTTCTAAGCCGTGTCCAGTGCCTGCACCAGTTCCTAAGCTTCTTATAAAAGGAGGAGTTGAAGTATTAAATGTAATTACTGGACCTGATGCTACTACAGAAATAGAACTTTACCTGGAGCCTAGGATGGGCATAAATGACCCTAATGGGGATAAGAAGGAGTGGTATGGCTACAGTGAAATAGTCCATGCTTCTGATGGCTCATCCTCCTCCAGCACTTTGCTCAGCACTATGATGCCACAATATAGTTGTGCCAGGGTACAATTACCTTTACTTAATGAGGATATGACTTGTCAAACACTCATGATGTGGGAAGCAGTGGCATGCAAAACAGAAGTGGTGGGAATAGGTACACTAATAAACACCCACCTAAAAGAAACTATTCAGCATGGCACTGCCACTAAAGGCCCAGGGGAGCCTATTCAGGGAATAAACTATCATATGTTTGCTGTGGGGGGTGAACCCTTAGATTTGCAGGGGGTGGAAGGTAAAGCAGATGTAAGCTATGCTAGCTCTGCCCCACCTAAAACTTTTCATGCAAATGATGCTGCTAAACTGCCCACAAACAACATACAAAGATTACAGGGGCTTGTTCCAACAGCTAAAGCTAAATTAGATAAGGATGGTTATTATCCTGTGGAGGAGTGGAGTCCAGATCCATCCAGAAATGAGAACAGCAGGTATTTTGGGTCATTTGTGGGTGGACTAAATACCCCCCCAAGCCTGCAATTTACTAATAGTGTAAGTACTGTATTACTTGATGAGAATGGGATAGGCCCTCTTTGTAAAGGAGAAGGCCTTTTTATTTCATGTGCTGACATATGTGGGGTATTATTTAAAAAAGATTCTGGGATTAGGTACAGGGGCCTACCCAGATACTTTAAAATAACCCTGAGAAAAAGAGCTGTGAAAAACCCTTACCCTATTACCTCATTATTAGGTAGTTTATTCTCAGGGCTTATGCCAACCCTTGATGGTCAACCTATGTCTGGGCCTAACAGTCAAATAGAAGAAGTGAGAGTGTATCAGGGAAAGGAAGGCTTACCTGCTGATCCTGATCTCAGAAGATATATTGATCAATTTGGACAAAACAAAACCCTCCCCCCAGATGACCAATAACTGTGAAACTGTTTATTGATTACTGATAAAATGTGAATTTTATTGATCTGTGTCTTCTTCTTCCATTATATTTAATAAAGGGCTCTCCCCCACCTCCACATTTTCCAACATTTTACAAAACATTTCATGTGACACAGTTTTCTCTATTATAGCTTTCCAGGTGGAAATGTCTTGCCTAAGACTAGGTGAAAACTTATCAGAAGGAAAATACCACATAAGTAACAAAAACAAGGTTAGACCTTTTTGTAAGATTCTTTCAGCAAGCAGTGAAGGTGTTTTTTCCAAGGCAGTTTGTAAATTAGTTTTTGGCTGGAAGTTTAACTTCATGTGGAATCTTACATACAATGTTTGAGGCAACAAGTACTCATTCATAGTGACCACACAAGGAGGAAATATTTGGCTTCTCTTGTTAACATGCTTTCTTTCCAGGTTTACAGGTACAGCTCCATCTAAATAGTCTCTCATATTGTCCAGGTTTGAGATTCCTTGTCCAGGTTGTAGTTTTTTATTTAACATATTTTGACCTTTAACATCTTCAAAAACAACAGCAAATCTGTCCAGGGCACAACCTAATTCAAAGCTTAATTTATCAGCAGGACAATTAACATTAAGGGCCTTGCCCTCCACCAAATCCATAAGAGCTGCAGCCAAGGTAGTTTTTCCACTATTAACAGGCCCCTTGAACAATATATTTCTTTGTTTAGGTATATTTTCAGTAAACAGTTTCAGTATATTAAACAAAAGTTGGTCAAATTCATCAAAGAGACATGCATACCATGCTACCCCAGCCATATGGGTAATTATTTTTAATTCATCTATTTTTTTAAGTATTGCCAACTGTTTTTCAAAGCAGTGGGCTAATAGCTCTTCTCTGGTACTTTCTGCTAACAACAATCTCCTCTTAGCACACACAATATCTGCAGCTTGGTTACATATAGATCTTTGATTTTTACAATTTTGGAAAAGAATGGCATTATTATAATGTTGATTGTGGTACTCATGAGCCTTGGTTTTAGGTTTTAAGCACTTTAAACAAGGTGGAGTAGATGCAAAATCTAGATAATGTGCTAAGATTAGTAAAGGGTCATCTAGATCAGCTTCAACTGCAAACTCAGCCACCTTATTCCAATTACAAGTCTCCTCTCTCCCTTCATCAAAATCAGTACTTAACAGCACTTTATTTGATTTTATCTCTGCAAATGGTGGCTTACACATGCACCTATGGAGCTCTAAAGGTTTCAGCACAATTTTACATATTAAAAAGCTGACAGTGCAAAAGGTGTTACAAAAGTTCTTTAGAGCAGATAACCTGTGCTTTGAGTTAGTGATAAGGAAGAGAAAGCCCCCTCCTTCTTCCCATTTGTGCAAGCTCTTAAAATCAACTTTAAATTTATCCACTTTTTCATAAAGCAACTCTGCTTTTTCCAAAGTGCTGTAAATTAAGAAATTATTAACTGTTTTATTGCTAAATACAGCATGGCTAACAAAATCAAGCAAACAATAAGGAATATCAGTAGGACTATCAGGCATTTTTGTTTTTGTTTTTGGTGGTGTGCTCGCAAAGCTTGCTTGCGAGCTAGGATTAGATCCATCCACATTCTCACCACTTGATCTTCTTTTTGGTGGAGTGAAGTCTTCAGGGTTTCTATTTCCACTTCTGGATGAAGTTTTGGAGTGTTGAGACTCACTGAACGACGAGGCAGATTCCTCTTGGGAGGCAAAGGTGGAGGTGAAGGGGGTTGAATGTTGGAATGAATTGTAACCTGAGGAAGTAGGTGTTGGTTCTGGTTCTGGTTCTGAGTCGCCAGAGGATTCATCACAGTATAGATCTGGTCCTGATTGAGATCTTTCATGGGTAAATACTCTGCTGGCCCACTCTCCATACCTGCTTTTGAAGGATGGAGTTCCATAGGCATCAGAATACACCTACAAAAAGTCATTTATTAACTAAGGTTTTGCACAAAATCTTAATTAATAAAAATAATACTTACTTAATATTGAAAGCTGCAGAAGCTTTTTAGGCATCTGACATATAACTGCACACCACACTTCATAGGTCTCCCAATTCTTTGGTAATCCAAACCACAGCAAGAAGCAGAAATAGCAGTAGCATTCACCCCACACCAAGCACCTTTTTTGTAAGACTGCCTTCAAAATCTCATGTTGATTAATAAGTAGGCTGGAAATGCATCTACAGGTACTTGGCCCCTTGACAAGACACTGGGGCGTCTTAAGTAATAGCTCTCTTAAAACATGGGCCTCATAAGTATCTTCCAAACTATCATCAAAGAGATCCAGAAGGCTAGCTTCACATACCTGTGTATTTCTGAGATCAATTAGTCCTTCTTGATATTTTTGCCATAAAGAATTAAGAAGCATCATTTTTTCACTGTCCCCTCCTTTATCTGGATGCAATTTTTTTGAGGCTTTTTTATATGCCTGTCTCATTATTGGAAAATTGCTAAAACAATTTGAATCTACCCCTAAAAGCTCAATAAGGTCATTTCTCTCATTTCTTTCTAGTATCCTATCCAT